GACAAGAAATAATGATCTACACGATCTACGGAAAGCCTAAGACAGGCAAGACCACGATGGCCCTAAAGACGGCCCCGCGCGGCAAGACAGCTGTCCTCAATGCTGACGATGGCTTGGTTGGCATCGGCACCAAAGGCATTACAGTTGTCAATGACCTCAGCTCGGACAACCTTAACAACACTGTTATGTCCGGAGCTTTCCTAAAGAAGCACGAGCTGATTGTCATCGACACTGCTACGGCCCTGTACGACCAGATGCTGTACGAAGCCAACGGAGGCAAGACTCCTAGCTTGCAGTCTCGTGGCGCGGTAAACAATGCGTTTGCCACACTGCTGCGTACTCTTAAGGGAGACGGCAGGGACGTAATTGTGGTCTGTCAAGAGAAAATGGTGCAGCCTACTGAAGATTGGGTTGCCGAAGATGATGAAGAGGAGCAAACTGCCAGTGTATCAGTTGATCTACCACAAGGGGCTGCGAAGTCCCTAGTCACTATGTCTGACGTGATTGGCCGGTTGTACATGGCTAATGTCAATGACAACTATGTACGCCGGTTGTGGCTCGCACCGACCCCTGGAATTGTGGCTGGTGCTCGCAGTGCCAAGTACCACGGAAAGCCCCCTTTCCTGACCAAACCATCCATCTCCCGACTGAACCAGCTGCTTGGCTGGTAACACCTACCGAAAGGACTGCCTATCATGGCTAAGAAAATTCGTATTGACTTCTCCAAGACTGAGGAGCGCTCAGGCTGGAACACCCGCCAGATCCCTCCGGGACTCTACAAGGCAACCATTGCCTCTGTGAAGGAAACTGAGGCACAGGACGGCACCGCCATGCTGGTGTATGGCTTCCGCCCAACCAGTTCCCGTTTCCGCACCCGCCTGTTCCCGTTCTACTGCAAGCTCCAGCAGAACCAGCTGTGGAAGCTCCGTGACCTGCTCGTAGCCGCCGGTGAGCGTATCCCCAAGAAAGCCCTCAACATTGACCCGAACAAGGTAGTTGGCCGCGAGATCGCTATTGAGGTCGAGGACGATGTCTGGGATGGCAAGGTGCGCTCCCAGGTGCAGGCAGTGTTCTCTGCTGAGATGGCTGAGGAGGACCCTGTGGCTGAGGACTCTGAGGAGACTCAGGACGAGGTCGAGGACGACAACTTTGATGAGGTTGAAGACGACTTCGACGAGGATGAGGACTTCGATGAGGACCTCGAAGACGACGAGCTCGACGAAGAAGACCTTGATTCTGAGGACGACTTTGACGAGGACCTCGACGATGAGGACGACCTCGAAGACGAAGACCTTGATGACGACTTTGACGACGAGGAATTCGACGACGAGGATGACGAGGAGGAAGAGGAGCCAGAACCCAAGCCAGCTAAGCGCTCCAAGAAGCCTGCTCGTAAGTCTCCAGCCAAGAAGCGTGTCGTACGTAAGCGTAAGTAGCAAGTGCTAGAGGCAGACATTGTTAGACGAATGGTAGCTGCACTCAACAAGCTTCCTAACGTGTTCTGCTTCAGGACTCACGGGGGTTCCTTTCAGATGAAGGGGACCCCCGATGTGCTAGGTGTGGCACATGGCAGGTTCTTCGCTATCGAAGCTAAGCGCACTGCCAAGGACAAGCCAAGCCCGGCACAATTGTATGTCCTCAAGAGGATATCTCGTTCAGGTGGGAAAACTTTCGTATCCCACGACCCTACTGCTAAGGAAGTAATCTCATGGATAAGCACGCTGCCAGAATCTTAACAAAAGTGTGGAAGCACTCTGGGATTGACGGCAACGTGTGGACTCCTAAGATTGCTAACATTGGTAAGAAGAACCAAAAGTTCTTTGAGGGTGCTACCATCTCTGCCACATCTGGCAAGGTGCCTAAGACCGACACTGACCATGACTGGTACTGGACGCCTGCTGTAAGCACGGGCGGTCGCAAGGCAGGGGATTTCCCAGCTCAAAAGGTAATGTGGGTTGACTGCGATGAGGGCTATGACAAAGACCTGCTGATGCAGCTTAAGCCTACTTACATGTGGGAGACCAGTCCTAACCACCTGCAAGCGGTGTGGCTTATGACCGACTATCTGGACCCTGAGGAATTCCACAAAGATGGGCTACTTGGCCTGGTTACGCAGGCTGTTGGCGCTGACAAGTCTGGCGTGGATATTGGACAGCTACTTAGGATCCCTGGGACAGTCCACCATAAGGGCACACCTTTTGCTGGCAGGGTGGTCCATTCAGGTGGGTCTAAACACTCCCGTAGTGGGCTAGTTACCCTGCTGGCTACTAGGTTGGGGTACAGCCGCTACCTAGCCAGTGAGATCGGCAGTGACGACCCTTACGGTGATAGAAGCAAAATGCTCTGGAAGATGGAGCGGACTGCAGCGGAGCTTGGCCTCGATAAGGAGCTAACCTACAAGCTGTTGAAGACTTGCAGGTGGAATAAGTGGCGGCACGATCCTGATAAGCTAAAGGAGGACATTGACAAGGCTTACAAGTCTAGTCCTTCTGCGAAGGCAGGCAGTCTCCCAGATAAGGCTCCAAGCACCGAGACAGCGTCTCCACTGGCTCCACAGCAGGCCGCCGAGGAGCAACACCCTACCCCGTGGGATATGCAGACTGTTGGGGAGTTCGGAGGAGTTTTACGTAGACCTCTCCGATGGATTGTCCCTAACATTATTCCAGAGAGCGGGTGTGGCTTGCTTATTGCTAGTCCAAAAGTTGGCAAGACGCGTATTGCCATAGAGACTGCTCTAGGACTGGCTACTGGTAAGTCCCCGCTAGGTATGCCAGTGCGTGAGCCAGTGCCCGTAGGCTTCTTATCGCTGGAGGACGGTACCTACCTGTTCTCTAAAAGGCTTCATGATTCTCTAAACCGAGATGAAGGCAGGCATGAATTTCACTGGGATGGCCACATCACCCCAGACATGGTGTGGCATCCTCCCAAGCAAATGAGCCTGCTAACTAGCTTTGATCCGGTTGACCTGAGCGAGGTCCTAGATAAGCAACGCCTTCTTGAGACAATAACTGAGTACAACCTGAAGCTAATGGTTATAGACACTCTAAGTATGGCAGTTGGTAAATCTGACATTAACAGCTCTTCCGACATGTACGGAATCCTTAAGGATGTCAAGACTATTGCCAAGGCTACTGAGTGCGCTATTATGTTTATTCACCATACACGAAAGCGAGTTTTTGACAAGGGGGAATCTATCCATGAAAGGGTTCTAGGTTCTACAGCGTTGCATGCTTGGTCAGACTATGTTCTGAGCCTGGCTGCACCTGAGGAGGGTAGCGATATGCTAAGGTTAGGGGTTCAAACTAAGATGTCTACAGACAGCTACTTGCTTGACCCTGACCTGAAGATTGTAGTTAAGCCTCCTACAGATGATTTGCAAAATTGATAACCTGCTGGTAAACTTGATATCACCAACAAGAAAGGAAAAGAACATGGCTATCGTAAGCATGCTATCAGAGCTGGCAAACCTGCCTGACTGCTACGACCGTGGGACAGACGTTAAAGGTCGGTACTGGAATGCCTACTCTGTAAAGATGGATAAGAACGGGAAGCCCTTACCCACTCTTAAGCACGTCAATGCCCACATGGTTGTTACTGGAAACTACGAAGGGTCTGACCCAAGTAACCTGGTCGACATCACCATAAAGGCAGTACGGTATCGGTCCCACAAGGAGGGCTGGGAATTCTGCAAGACTGTCTCTGTAGAAGAGGCACCTGCTCTCGTTAACCAGTACCTAGCATAAGCTAAGCACATAAGTCTCCCCCTGCTAAGTTGCTACCTAGCAGGGGGTAAACCTATGGTTTACATCTCCTTAGCTGGAGACGTTTTTGCTGTGTTTGTACTTGGTTCCGACAGTCTTGGCACCGTCGTACACACCGCTGGCACTCAAGCCCAGGATCAGCCCCATGGAGACTACCTGGTACCAGTTGCCTACTCCACCTAGAGCAAGTTCTTGGAGAGTCTGCAAGGCCACACCGAACAGGATGGCCAGTACCGGAATGAATCGTACTGGGAACCCCATGTCCTTAGCAATGGTAGACAGGGCAATTACCGCTGGCACGGTAGCAATAGTAGTTACAACGTCCATTAGTCCTCCTTTAAAGACTCCTTGGATAAAGTGTCAATTTTCTCTTCGATGTCACAGATCTTGCTGGCAGTCTTATTATCATTACGCTTTAAGTGGTCAATATGCTCCATAATCCTGGCCTGGCTTAAGCTGATAGAATCTACCCTTGCCCTGATCATATCAACCGCCTCACCGATATTGCTGGTACCATGATTGGTCTTTATGTCCTTTTGCATTTTGGTGAGCTTAGCCACCGTGATAGCACTGTAGGCACCCACCAGGGCAACCAGCACTGGCGATAAAGCGTTAAAGACAGCTGCCAGCAAATCCATTTATTAGTCCTCTTTCTTCATCGTGTCTCTAGTGCCTGGCACACCCTCCTTCTCTGCTACGGCTGCAGTCAGGTCGTACAGAGTTCGGCTACCGCCTTGCTCCCAGCCACCTGGCTGACCAAGCTGCCGTAGGATGCGGATTTGGTTCTTCTCAATTCGGTCTAGCTGCTGTTTAAGCTCCTTGGACATGGGTTCCTCCTTGGTTGTTTGGTTGTCCTTGGTTGGGGTCGCTGCTGGAGAACCTGGTCGGTAAAACATCGCCTTAAGCTCTGTGGCAGTGCCCTTGAACGCATTGATGTCTACGGACTTGAAGCCAGCCACGTTGCCATTGCTGCCAAACTGCAGAATGTCCGGCTTACGGTCTCCTAGAGGGTAGCTCCAACCTTTATGGTTGTCACCACCGTCCGTATCATACAACACGTAAGGGATGCCACTGGCATTTCGGCCGTAGTTGGAAACCCACAAGTTGCCTAGGCCCTTCATAGAAGGCTCGCCACCTGGCATCTTTTCCCAGTACCAGGCTCCGGAGTAGATTCCGGGAACGTGGTAGCCCCGGCTTTCAAGATCCTTCTTAGCTTGCCACACGTCGTCCTTAGTGAGGAGCTTTACCCCTGACGGGGACACAGATTCTACATCAATCCACACGCCTAAGTCGCGCCTGCCAGCCATCTGCTGGTCAATCACGTCGACCTGCTGTTTGATGGTGCTGCCTTCGCTCGGTGCGCGAAGGTACCAATAGGTGCTTACAATCATGCCGTTTTTCTCTGCATCCGCCAGATGAGACCGAAACACCTTGTCCTTGTAGGTGCCGTCACACAAGCGGATGATTACAAACTCCAGGCCCTCAGCCTTAGCCAGTGCTAAGCTGAGACCGTTCTGATGTTCTGAAATATCAATACCAAACATAGCAGTACTTTCTCTTTGATGTCTTTCAGGCCACTTAGCCCCCTGCAGGGCTTTATGGGGGTCCAGGATGTTGGAACCAGCCACTCGGTTAGCATGAGCTACCCAGGACAGTTTATGGATCTCCAGGTGCAAGTGTGGGGCCACACCGCCGTTGGTGGCGCTGTTAGGGTCAATGCGCCCAATACGCTGCCCCTCACGCACCTGTTGGCCCACTTTAACCTCTGGGATAATGTGGCCATATACCGACTCCCATCCGCCTACACTGGCAGGGTGGTCAATACGGATCCACCTACCGAAGCCTTGAGCGGGTCCCGCTGCAAGCACTTTACCTGATTTTACGGCATAGATAGGAGCGCCACCTGCGCCGCCTACCACACCGTAGTCTGTTCCCCAGTGGAATGCACCCCACCGGGGTCCAAAACCACTGGTCACTACGAAGCCCTTACGGACTGGCATCGTTACCATAAGCACACCTCCTTTTAGATCTTGTCCCAGCCAAGAGGATATTCCTCTGGTGACCAGGCATTATTGTCAATGGTTGAAACATAGTTGTTGCCTTTATAGGATACCTTAGCCTCCTTGGAGTACGTGTCATGAGACCCAGTTGGATGCACGAACGGCTTGTACTCAGGAGCTGCCACACCGCCCTCCCCTTCGCCCTCCTTTCCGTCTCCCTCACTACCATCCGGCTCGGGTGTGGCAGTGCCTTCCTCCGCCGAAATTTCCTCGTCTGGCGTCTCCACCTCCTCAGTAGGCAGCTGCCTAATTAGCTCGGTTGCTTGATCAAACAGTTTTGACATGGTTAAACTCCTTATATTGTTAACTTACAGAACCGGGTACACCCTGCATATGATGTAGTCCCATCCTTCAAAGTTGTGGGAATCAGTAGAAGAGTTTCCGGTGAATGCAGGGGATCCATCAGCGTCCATGCCATTAGACTCATTAAGCTTTCCTGAGCCATCTGCCCACATCATCCTTACGAGGCTCTGTTCTTTGATTCTAACGTCAGCTTCTACATAGCCTTTCCACCCTTTTGCAACTCTTACCACGAATTTTCCGTCGGGAGCACTAGAGCCTACATGCCAACTCAGAAGCACCCATGGAGTACTGATGCTCTTAATGCCGGCATTACGGTGCATAAAGACAACTTTAGTTCGCATGTACTCAATATCCTTGATTCGAGCTTGGTTGTCCTGAATCTGCTTGTCCTGCATGCTATCAATAGTCTTTTGGCTAACCTGGTGAGGAACCAAATCCATGTCCTTGATGTAAACAGTGCCAGCTGGTCCGTTAGGGTGTGCTCCGTAGATATTTGCGATCCTAACGAACTTTGTTCCAGGGCGGAGCTTTACTACGGACTTATATGTGGTGATTGCACCATACACCTTAAAGTTAGACACAAGGTAGTTTCTGTCAGTCTGTCGAACAACACCATTGCTATCAGGGGACTCCACGTAGTCTGGGTTATTCAGACCACCAGACAGCACTGCGTGGTTATTATTATCGTCCCTGAGCTCAACAAACAGCACGCACCTTTGTGGGCTATACAAGGTGATGGTGAACTCGTACTCCATATCGTCATTGACTGCAGAGTAGTTGTCATGCACAGGGCCTCTGGTAGAAGAGAACGTATAGTAC